ATCCTATTGCCGGAAATGCCTGAGCAAGCGATGGATGAAATGGGCAAAGTCGCCACTATCATGAAAATGACATTAGGTACAGAAACGGCGCATGGGTTTATCAGACACAAGCGCGTTGCATTGGACAATTGCATTATTGATGCACCAGTTATGCTTGAGCGGCGAACAAAGCGATCGGTATTGTCTAGTAGAATATGCGGTGAATGGCGTCCATTCCCATTAAAGCTAAAGAGCGGATATGCGTATGCGCTTCCCGGTGGTGGAGTTATTGAGGGGGACAGGTGAGTTATATCATCGGAATCGATCCTGGTATTTCTGGGGCAATCGTTATCCTCCAGTCAAGCGCATGTCCGGAACCCGTTGAATGGTGCCGAATGCCTACGGTCAAGGAGGGCAAATCAAGCAGAGTAGATTGCGCCCAGCTTGCGCGGTATCTGGAGGATTTTGATTGTGGACATGCGTATGTCGAGCTAGTCCACTCGATGCCGGGTCAAGGCGTCGCCAGCATGTTCACCTTTGGGCATGCCGCAGGGGCCATTGCCGGGGTATTAGCCGCATTACGGATACCAGCGACATACATCACGCCGCAGCGCTGGAAAAAGGCCGCAGGGCTGATTGGTAAGGATAAGGATGCTGCGCGCAGCAGGGCGATACAGCTTTGGCCTAGATGGGCGGCGCTAGGCAAGAAAGGCGAGGGGCAGGCACTTGCAGACGCGGCGCTGATTGCACGATTCGGGAATGCTTAGCGGTATCTGGAAATTCGTTCGTACGTGCGTATCGAGATCACCACACCTGAACTGACACCCTAAAAAGGCTCACATGACCGACCCACGCCGCCTACTCGCCCGCTTGAATCCAACCACCGTGCGTTACGACGTTGGCCGTGGTGGAATCCCCGATTTGACCGCGCAGGACATCGCCGCAGCGCTGGCGTTTGTCCCCGCCGGCCTTGGGCGGGAAGTCTTTTGCGCGCTCTGGTGGCCTGATGGCGCAAGGCTTAGCAAGCGCGATCTTTTGGGAAAAGTAACGCGCATCGTCGGCGAGGAATGGCGCAGGCAGGCGCAAGCGCTGGCAGAGGCGCGCATTGATCTTGGCATTGCGCACGCCATTGCGGGCTGGGGCCACCACACAAGCCCAGAGCAACGGCGCAACATCGATGCGGCAGCACGGGCGCTAGAGGCGCGCAAGCGCCGCTGCTGGCCGGCCACACTCCCTGACAGACTCCCGGCGCTAGTGACGGCGGCGCTCGAAGAGATCGCAATGCCGAACCTGTGCGCGCAATGCGGGGGAAGGGCGCAGGCGATAGTTGGCGCATTGCTGGTGAAGTGCAGCATGTGTGACGGGCGCGGGACATTACCGGTGTCAGATCGCAAGCGTGCAAGGGCCATCGGTGTGGATGAATCGACGTACCGCGAAACGTGGCGTGACTGCTATGGGTGGATCTATCGCACCGTGGCCGATGCCGAGCATGATGCCGCGAAATACATGGCCTCCGCGCTGCGGGGTTGAAGCCCCCGCAGATTCGCCACTACTATCGGCATCGTCGAATCGCGCGCCTGAAAACACGGCGCATCATGCGATGACTTCAACCACTTTCAAACCCCGACCCAAGCCAACTCCCCATTGCGCTTGGCGCGGTCGCCCGTGTCTTCCTGTCAGTTGCGCGGGCGCTTTCTTGGAGCCGTGATGTCTTTCGATGCTGCGTTGGAGTTCGTCCTTGGGTATGAGGGCGGTTACTCAAACAACCCAAAAGACCCGGGCGGTGAAACGAATCTAGGCATCACGCAGCGCACGCTAACCGAGTACGTGCGCACGCATTCGGCAAGCGGGCTGCCTACCGATGTGCGCGCACTGAAGCGCGGGCAAGCGGCAAAAATCTATCACGACTGGTACTGGCTCCCGATCTCTGGTGACGATCTTCCGCCCGCCATCGCGCTGCTAGTCTTCGACTGCGCTGTGAACCAGGGCGTCGCGCGGGCAGCGCGCATCCTGCAAGACGCGCTGGGCGTCAGGGCGGATGGCGTCATTGGGCCGCTAACGATTGCCGCCGCAAGGCAAGCAACGGTTGCCGTGCTGATGCGTGAGATTGCACTAGGCCGCGCGCTGGCATACGTCGCGACCGGCAACATGCAATCGTTCGGCAAGGGCTGGTTCCGCCGGCTCTTTGCGTGTGTCATTGAGGCTGTGCGAGTGATGCGCGCATGAATGACCCCCGGCATGATCCCGGCGCTATCGACATCCTCACGTATGCATGGGTGCTTGGCCTCGCTCTGCTGGGCGGCTTCGCAAACTTCATTGGCAAACATCGGCGCGGGGAAGTGCGCGCATTCAACGTCACTGAGCTGATCGGCGAGCTGGTGATATCAGCATTCGCCGGCATCATTACGTTTTATCTGTGCACCTATGCCGGGCTTGACCTACTGCTGACTGCGGCGCTGGTGGGCATGTGCGGACACATGGGTAGCCGCGTCATCATCTTGATGGAGCGCAAGATCAAGCAGTACATCGACTCAAAAAATCCGGGAGTGTGACGTGGCAAAAATCCTATTTTTGTTGCCCAAAATCTTGCAATTTCTGCCGCTTATCAAAGCGGTTATTCTCTTTGCCGAAGAGTCCGGAAAGCCCGGTGCAGACAAGCTCCAAGCCGTGCTCGATGCGATCATGGAGACGCTGACAGAGACGGGCTTGATCGAGGCTGGTGACGCTGATGCATTGCGCAAGCTGCTGACCACCGTTGTAAACAGCATTGTCAAGCTCTGGAATAAACTCGGGTGGCCGGGCAGCACGGACGCTGTGAAGGCCTAACCCATGCTTGCGTTTCTGCGCTTGCTGCTGCTGTGCGGGCTGATTGGGCTTGGTTATGCATACTCCAGCGAGCGCGCGGCGCACGAGGCAGACAACGCCGCCCACGCGCGGGTAATCGCTCGCTTTACGGACGCAGCGAAGAAGGCCGAGCAAGATGCTAAGGCCGCCGAAGCGCAAGCAGTCATGGAAAGGGAATCGGCTGATGCGAAATACAACAAGGCAACAAAGGCCGCAGACGATGCGAGGCGCAATCTTGCTAGCGCTCTGCGGGCTGGCACTATGCGGCTGCAAGACAAGTGGGCCTGTCCTGTGCCCCGAGCCGGTGAGGGTGACGCTTCCGACATTGCCAGCGGACAAGATGCAGCCGCCGGCTTACGGGCAGATAGTGCGGCAAGAATTATTGCAGCAGCAGACAGCGCAGACGCGCAAGTGATTTGGCTGCAATCTGAAATAACGAGCACGCGCAAGGCGTGCGGAGTAAGTGAATAACGCCATGCCGCTCGACGAGCCTGCACGCATCGCGCGCGCGGGGAGTTCGCGCAAGCACCCGAAAACCACCGTCCGCGAGCGCTTCGCGGCCACCAACTGAGGAGATTCACCGTGGCAATGATTGACTCGTGGAGCCTGCTGGGCTTCGTCAAGGGCGTGAAGACCGACACCGCTTCGACCGACGCGGGCGTCATCGACATCCCGTGCAAGAACTACGTCGTCAAGGGCTTCACCGTGTACAACGCGCAGGGCGGTAGCTCGGCGGCCGCGACCCTGAGCGTGCGCGGCGGCCCTGGCGGCACCGGAACGTCCGTCGTCGCGGACGCAGCGCTGACCACGCACACCGGCCCGACCATCGTCTCCGAGCGCACCGTTGCGGCGACTGGCGTCACCCCGATGGTGTCCGACGACAAGCAGTACATCCGCATCGGCACCGCGTCCGGCGTCGCCGGAACCACGGTGGACGTGGCGATCTACGGCTACGCGTTGCCGTAACGCCGATGGCAGCGCCGTGGACAACATGCACCCCTGAGAAGGTGGAGGAAATCTGCGCGCTGCTGGAGCAGGGCGAACCGCTGGCAGTCATCTGCCGGCGGGAGGACATGCCAAGTGTGCGCACGGTCTATAACTGGCAGGACGCCGACCAGGCCGTGAAGGATCGGTTTCAGCAGGCCCGTGACATCGGTGAGGACGCCATCGCGGCGGGAACTCGGAGCATCGCCCGAGGGCTGGAAGGCAGCACGGGCGATGTGCAGCGCGACAAGCTGGTCGTCGATACCGACCTCAAGCTGCTGGCGAAGTGGAATCCCCGCAGATGGGGCGACCGCCAGGCATTGGAGCACAGCGGCCCGAACGGTGGCCCGATCCAGACCGCCGCGCAGCCGCTTCCGCCCATGACCCGCGAGGAATGGCTGAGGACGTATGTGGATACCCCAGCGGGGCCCGCAGCTCGCAGCGATTGAGGCCGGCTGGTGCGATGAACTGTTCTACGGCGGATCGCGCGGCGGCGGTAAATCGGACTTCCAGCTTGGGTATCAGGAACACGGCGCGCTGACCTACGGAAGTGGGTGGCGCGGGATCATGTTCCGCAAGACGTACACCGAGCTGGAGGAATTGCAGGCTCGCGCGATGGAGTTGTTCCCGCAGGAAGGGGCGATGTACAAGGCGCAAAGCAGCGCCGACTACCCGTTCTCGAACTGCTGGTACTGGCCGAGCGGCGCGACGGTCAAGATGCGCTACATCGAACGTGAAGCCGATTACGGCCGCTATCACGGACACCAGTACACCGGGATCAGCTTCGACGAGGTGACGGAGTACGCGACCCCGAACGGGCTGCTCAAGATGCTGTCCACGCTGCGTAGCGCCAAGGGCGTTCCGTGCAGCGTGCGGTTGACGGGCAACCCTGGCGGCGTCGGTCACATCTGGGTCAAGAACCGCTACATCGACCCGGTTGCCCCGTACACGCCGCACACCGACCCGGAAACGGGTTTCGTGCGCATGTACATCCCGAGCCGCATGCAGGACAACCCTGCGCTGCTCGCGTCCGATCCGAACTACCTGCGGCGCGTCCTTGCATCCACTGCCGGCAACGAGGCGCTGCGGCAGGCATGGATCGAGGGGCGGTGGGACATCGTGGCCGGCGCGTTCTTCGAGGCGCTGGATCGCGCGAAACATGCGTTGCGTCCGTTCCGCATTCCGGACGACTGGCTGCGGTTCCGGGCCTTCGACTGGGGCAGCGCAAGGCCGTTCTCGGTCGGCTGGTACGCCGTCGTGGGCAACACCTGCCAGGTGCAGGGCAAGACGCTGCCGCGCGGCGCGCTGGTGCGCTACCGCGAGTGGTACGGCGCGAAGGAGCCGAACGTCGGCTTGAAGTTGTCGGCGGAAGCGGTCGCCGAGGGCATCGCAGAGCGCGAGCGCGGCGAAACCCTCGCGTTCGGCAAGGCCGATCCGAGCATCTGGAAGGTGGACGGCGGCCCGAGCATCGCCGAGCGCATGGCGAACCGCGGCGTCCATTGGCTCCCGGCCGACAACGCACGCTTGAACGGCTGGGATCAGATGCGGCAACGCATCGTGGGCGAGGACGACGCGCCCATGTTGTTCGTCACCGAGGACTGCGCGCACTGGTGGCGCACGGTTCCGCTCATGCAACACGACTCATCTCGAATCGAGGACATCGACACGGACATGGAAGATCACGCCGCCGACGAAACCCGGTATGCGTGCATGGCGCGCCCGTGGATTCCAGCACAGCGCATCGAGGTTGCGCCGGCTGCTGCCCTCGCTGCGATGCCGAAGATTGCCGACATGCTGCGTCCGACGACGCCGAGGGGCTGGTGATGGACGGCGAAGCGCAGAACGGTAGCCTGGTCTCCTACTGGATCGGCAAGATTCAGCAGGAAGAAAAGGCGCATGCGAAGTGGCGCAAGCAGGCCGAGGCCGCCGAGCGCGACTACTTCGACGACCGCAGCGACAACCGTCGCCTGCTGTTCAACATCTTTTTCAGCACCATCAAGACGCTGCACTCGCGGCTGTACTCAAAGGCTCCCGCGCCGGACGTGCGCCGCCGCTTCGAGATGTCCGGGCCGGAGGGCGCGCTCGCGAAGCAGGCGGCGCTCCTCGTCGAGCGCGGCATCTCCGCGCATGTGGATGTGACCGCGCTGCACGAGAACGCAGACCGCGCCGTCTACGATTTCCTGATTGCCGGCCTCGGCGTGCCGTGGATCGAGTACAAGCCAGAGTTCACGACGGGGCCGCTGGGCGAGAAAGTCATCGCCTCGCAGACCTGTGAACTGGTTTACGTGCCGTGGAAGCGCTTCCACTGGGAATCCGCCCCGGCTTGGGCGGATGTGGATTGGGTCGCCCGCGACCACTACCTGACCGCGCGCGAGATCAAGCAGCAGTTCGGCGAGAAGGTGCCGAACGGGACGGTCGAGGCGAAGGAGGGGGCCGAGAAGGGCCGCCACCGCGTCACCGAAGTCTGGCACCGGGCGAAGCGCAAGGTCTACGTCATCGGCTGGGACTTCGACGAACCGCTCGACATGTGGGACGACGAACTCGGCTTGCGCGACTTTTTCCCTTGCCCGCGCCCGATGATGGCGAACATCAAGAGCCGCGACCTGGTGCCGATGCCGGATCACGCGGTGTTCGCAAAGGGTTACGAGTATTGCAACAAGTTGGTGCAGCGCATCCATAGCCTCACGGCGCAGATCAAGGCTGCTGGGTTCTACGACGCGCAGATGAAGGAGCTGGCGCAGTTGGCAACCGCCGAAGATGGCGTGTTGGTGCCCATTTCCAACCTGGCCGAACGCCTCACTGCCAGCAGCGTGACCGATTTCAGCAAGGTCATCGCCACGCTTCCGCTGCGCGAGAAGGTCGAGGTCGTGCGGGAGCTGCAAAACCTGCTGGCCGGTGAGAAAGCGCGCCTGGACGAGGCAACCGGCATCGCCGACGTGGTACGCGGCGCGACCGATCCTAACGAAACAGCGACGGCACAGCAGATCAAGGGCCAGTGGGCCGGCATTCGCTTGTCGGACAAGTCGAACGAGGTCGGGCGCTGCCTGCGCGATGCGTTCCGCATCATCGCCGAGATCATGGGTGAGCACTTCACGCCCGATAGTTGGTACTTGCTGACCGGCATGCGGCCCGACCCGCAGGTGCTCGCGATCCTGAAATCAGACCTGTCGCGAACGCTCGCGATTGACGTGGAGACGGACTCAACCGTCGCCATAGAGGATGCCGAGGAAAAGAAGCAGAAGATCGAGTTCCTGAACTACGTCACGCCGTTCCTGCAAAACATGTTGCCGGCGATCCAGTCCGGCGCGCTGCCTGGCGACGTGGGCAAGGCGCTGCTGCTGTTCGCCATCCGCGCGTTCAAGCACGGGCGCGAGCTGGAGGATGCCATCGAGGCCTCTCCCGGCTCGATGCAGCAATTGCAGGGACTCCAGCAGCAGTTGCAACAGTCCCAGCAGCAAATGCAGCAGCAGGCCGCGCAGGCGCAGCAGTTGCAGCAGCAGAACCAGCAGCTACAGGGGCAGTTGCAGGAGGCCACGGGCGCGGAAGCGCAGGCCAAGGTGCAGGGCGCGCAGGTGAAGGCGCAGGCGGAGACGACGAAGGCCGGCGCGGCGGTGCAGGTGGCGAACCTGCAACTCGCGCGCGAGCAGGCAAAGACGCATCCATACATTCTCGCAGCGAGTTAAGACATGGCACAGACCACCATCCTTGCGGCCAACACCACGCCAGCCACGTCCAGCGACGTTGTTGTTGCTGCTGGCGGAGTTGCAACCATCGGACTTTTCGCGTCGGGGACGATCCCCAGTGGCGTGCAAGTCTCGGTTCGTATCGACAGCCCGGGCGACGACCAGCCGGCCGCTGTCCTCAATCTTTGGAATCCCGTCACGGTGCTGGCCGGCCCTGGCACATTCCGGGCAGTGCGCCCTGACATTAGCAGTTACGGCGTTTCGGTCGGCGTTTACACCGAATCCTGATGCTCTGCACTGGCTCCGAACTGCGGCCCTACATCGAGGCTGCGGTCGGGATCGTGCTGCCCGAAAACGCAACATTTATCGGCGACGTGCGCGACGGGCAGGTGCATAGCGTCGCCGCTTTTGTGAACTGGTGCGGCCACGACGTAGAGGTGCACATGGCCTCATCCGGGGCCATGTCGCGCGCCTTCCTGAAACGACTTGGGGAGTACGCCTTTGGTGAGCTGGGATGCAATCGCGCGAGCTGTCGGGTTGCGGACGACAACCCCTGGAAGAACGTCCTGACGCGCATGGGCTGGGTGCAGGAAGGGCGGCTGCGGCGCGGCTTCGATGGCGTGTCCATCGACATGCTGATTTTCGGAATACTCAAGGAGGACTACCGCTATGGGCGGTAAGGGAAGCACGCAAGCGAAATTGCCGACGCCGGGGGAACTCGGCCCGCTGCTGGAGCTGCAATCGAAGTACAACCGCGTCGGCGTCGAGACGCCGTTCGGATCGCAGAAATACACGCGAAACCCGGACGGCTCCTACAACATGATCACCGACATTGGTGACGAGGGTAAGGGGCTGGTGTCGCGCGCTGTCGGCCTCGGTATGACGGACAGTGCACGCCAGAGCGCACCCGGTCAGATGAACGGCATCGCCGGCGCGCTCGCGTCGCGCATCGGCCAGCGCATGGGCCTTGAATACGGGAACCATCCGATCCAGCTTGCGCAAGATCCGGCGATGCCGGCAGCGAAGCCGCAACAGCAGCAGTTGCCTCAGGCGCAAGGGTTGCCGCAGGCGCAGGGGTTGCCGCAGGCCCCGCAGCCGTACCAGCAAACGGCGCAGGGCGCTACGCGGCAGCAGCAGACGGTGATGTAATGGCATCGCTGCAAGTGACGGGCAGCCCCCCGATCAGGAACACGCAGTTCGATAATCAGCAGTACGGCGGAGTGCAACCCATGCGGATGGTCAATGATGTCAATAACCCCGGTGGCTACGACGGCGGCGGGATAAATCCGGGAGGAGGCCGCCCGCCGACCCTTCCACCCGTGACTCCACCGGTCACGCCGCCGCCCGTGACCACGCCTGCCGGCCCCAGCACGCCCGTTCCCGCGCCGGAGCCGGTCAGCTACGCGCCAACTGCGGCGAACCCGCTCGCGCCGCTGAACAACTATCAGGCCGGCAATGCCAGCGGCAGCTACAACGCCCCGGCGTTTCAGGGGCAGGCGAGCTACCAGTCCGGGAGCTATAACGCACCGACGGTGGCCGCATCGAACTACGCCGCCGGCAATTACGCAGCGCCGACCATCGGTGCGCCGAACTATCAGGCCGGCAATGTGCAGGCGCAGCAGGTGGGCGCTGGGCGCGCGTCTGCGGGCCAGTTCGACGTGCAGGCATTCCGCCCGTTCGCCGATGCGGTGTACAGCGAGGCGTCGCGCCAGCTTGATCCGCAGTTCGCCTCACAAGAGGCCGCGTTCCGCCAGCGCATGGTGAATCAGGGCATCCAAGAGGGCACCGAAGCCTTCGACAATGCCTATGCGAATTTCGAGCGCAGCCGCAACGACGCCTATTCCAGCGCGCGCAACCAAGCGCTCGCGCAGGCGCTCGGAGCGCAGAACCAGTTCTTCGGCCAGAACCTTGCCAACGAGCAGATGGGCTTGCAGGCGTCGCTCGCGAACGCTTCCAACGGTTTGCAGGCGGCTGGGCTGAATCAGGCGGATCGCCAGTTCGGCGCGAACCTCGGGATGCAGGGCCAGCTTGCGAATGCACAGATGGCAATGCAGGCGATGGGCCTCGGGCAAGCAGATCGCCAGTTCGGTGCGCAGCTCGGGCAGCAGGGCCAACTCGCCAACGCGCAGATGGCGATGCAGGCAATGCAGATGGGGCAGCAAGACCGCCAGTTCGGCGCAGGCTTGCAGCAGCAGTACGACGCGCTCGCAAACGCGTTCAACCAGAACAACGCGCAGTTCGGTGCGAACCTCGGCTACCAGTACGCCGGCCTGAATCAGGCGGATCGCCAGTTCGGCGCGAACATGGACTACCAGCAGGGCCAGGCCGACATCCAGACGCTCATGGCGCTGCTGGGCTACGGCAATCAGGTCAGCCAGTACAACAACAGCCTGCTCGGCATCGACCAGCAGCGTGCGGGTTCGCTGTTCGGCCTGATTCCGGGCCTCGCACCGACGCAGCTCGATGTGCAGGGCACGATCAACACCGGGGCGAGCATCAACCAGAGCAACGCAGCGAACGCGCAGTCGGCACAGAACGCGCAGATGCAGGCAATCGGCTCGATGGCTTCGAGCGCCATGATGTTGTCCGACCGCAGGATGAAACGCGAT